AACGTACGAGTAAAGCATACCCTCTATCTTCTTGAGAACTTGGACACTCCATTTTGGGTTCTTGAAAATCCGAGGGGTATGTTGAGGACTCAAAATTTCATGAACAAGTATCATCGTGTCACGGTGACATATTGTCAATATGGAGATTTTCGGATGAAGCCGACCGATTTATGGGGCAAGTTTCCCCGCATGTGGGTACCTATCCCGATGTGCAAACGGGGCGCATCGTGTCACGAGGCTGCGCCAAGAGGGACCAAAAACGGCGTTCAACGACAATCGCGCGAACAACGAATCGTTATTCCCTACGCTCTGCCTCTTTCACTATATGAGGCAGCGCGATTTTCTGATGAAGAAGCTTGGGCGGTGCTTGAGGTATGAATAGACGAGACATGAAGAAACTTCTATATCGAGAGCTGGCCTTCTTCTTGAATACTAAGAATCAAGATTGGTCCTCGGTCCCCGATTGGTTTCACAACGTCAAGAACGCGGCCTTCAAACAAGGGGCCGACTACGGCACTAGAGCTGAGATCCGCCGGCTAGACAATGTCATGGATAGGCTGATTTTTGAGCTCTTTGATAAGGGCAAAAGGAGCGATTAAATGTCCATTCCTGAAACGAAGTGCCTTTCCAGCCCCCTATGGGGGGTAAAAAGGGCCTCTTCCCTGGGAGGTAAATCATGAAATTCGTCTGTAAATACTGCGGTATTGAATGGGATTTGAAAACCTTCGACGCGATTCAAGACGTTCAATCGACCCAATGCTATGTGACGCTCAAGGGCGTTTCTCATCATCTCAAAGTCCGTTGGCCACGAGGTGAACCCGATGAATAATTTTCATACACTTAGTGCATTTTTTGCACCGTCCTCGAGGGAGGTGCTTGAATGAGTGGTAAAACCAAACAAGCCATCACGACCGTGAGCCTTCTCGATACTTGGGAGATCAAGCAAAACATGATGCGCGAGGGGGGGAACTTCTCCCGCTTCGTTAGGAACTGCTTGAGAGAATGGGCGCGGTATGAACAAGACATTGTATGCATACGCGCTACCACTAACCGAGAGCTTCTATGCTTCCCGCGAGATGCCCGCTTATGCCGTGCATGCTGGCCCGATGGGCCGCCCCCTCAATGGTCCTGGCTCGACTACATGGGCGTCTATGATGAGGGCGAATATCAAATCCATGACCAAGCCACCCCTAACCGAGATAATCATGAGTGGATTCAACAACAAGCTGCCGAATTTAACGCGAAGGGGATTGACAATTGGACGGTTGAAGGTTTGAGCTGGAGAGGACGAAGGCCATCGGCAGCTAACACGAAGCAGAGTGTGAGCAAGAAACAACATAAGACGCGAATGAGGCGATTAGTAGCCCGCTTGCGCACGTTCCGCAGCCGACACACCGCCAAATGAAGCGGGTTCTGAGGTTCTATCTGGACCTGGTTCATATCCGGTACCGAAGTCTGGGAGATTGACCCCAAAGAGAGCTTCGGCCATGTCTATCAAGCCCCACAATGGGCCACGGGAGGCCGCGTCACCCACTAGCTCGACACGCTCACGAATAATGCCGCCCGCCGCGACCGCATCGTTATATTGCGCTTCCCAATCCTGCAGGAGGTTGAGCCCTTCTTCTAGCTTAGGCGGGATGTAGGTAAAGCCTAGATAACCGGCAATGGCGGTTAGGATCAACAACATAGTCGTATTGTCATTGATTAGAGCTACGATGGGATTCACGACTTTATTGAATTGATACGCCATAGCCAGGTCCCGGATAATTTCACGTTCCGACTCTTGGAACTCTATACGGTGAATTATCACCTGTGTTGCGGCCGATTTAGGACACATTCAGGGCTTCACCAAGTCCATTCCGAGGAGAAGGACCGTGAAAAAGTTAGCAGAGGCGGCGGTATAGGGCCAGACTATGACTTGATGAAAGGGGGGGATAATCCAATGCGCTCCAAAGGAGAATTTACCCGCCGGATTGACATAGACATTGCCCGGAATTGTAGCGGAATTAATCCCGCCGAGAAGGACGCTGTTCAAAAGTTGGACTCCTTGAGCATCGCCGTCAATAGTCACCGTGCCGTTAGCGAGGAAATCCGGCGGGACGATAGCCATCGCGTAATACTCGCTGGCGTCACCTCCTCGATATTGACCCGAAAGAATCTCCACCGGGTTCTCTCCAGCTTGAAAAACCGGCCATGCTTTGTTGTTATCGCTCCCCGCGGCAGGGATTCCCCCCTTAGCTAAGCGGACTTTGCCGTAGCAATAATACATCAACGTCGCCCCGCATTCAGAGCTCTTACTATCGCATCGTATCGCTTTTGAGTAATCAATTCGTAATCGGCCAGCTTCCCGGCGGCTTTCTTGATTTGGGACTTCTCCCCAACACTAGCGCGGCGGACCCTGCCCTTTGCCGCTTTGCTTGCCTTAGCCATACGATCACCTTCATGCGTCGGTCGATACCAATACACGGGTGTTCAAGGCAATTCGGGCGAAGCATGGTTCATACTTGCCCGTATCGACCGCCGGGTCGTTTGGCGTCACACTTGCTATTGGCGTGCCGGACCCATTGACGAAATAGACCGGGCTTGAGAAATTCGCGGCGTTATTTCCCCCCATGCAGAAGGCATGAGTGACGGTGCGATTTTGTAAAGTCTGCCCGATAGACAAGCCCGTTAAGATTGACACTAGCTCATGGCCGCCTACCGCAGCGCCAGAGGGCGTCACGGTAAACACATGGTATTCGCCATTGCTGCAAGCGACACTAAGAGATATGTCGCGCGAGGCCGCAGCCGTGGCCATAGTCATGCATTGGTCACCACTTACGAGCGTTTTGGGGTAGGGTAGGGCGGCGGGTAGGCCAGCACCCCCATTGAGGCCCGAGACGGGCAGAGCGAGCTTTATTTTTCCGGCAGACTTGATCACCGAATAGCATGTGTCATTTTCTGCGGAAACCCCCGCAGCGACGACAAGATGAGAAGCCAAAGTTTGAGTAATAAACGTGCCTGCCGTCTGAGAACTGCCGACGTAATTGGCGTCTGTGAAAATTTCTTCTTCTGTATCTTCTAAAATATCTGTCCTGGCTAGGGGGCAGATTGCACCGCCCCGCATAACGAGCTGTCCGAAGGCATCAACATCAGCCATTTTACATCCGTACTCCAGCACCGAATACCGGCTTAATTAGGTCGCGTGAAATCATACTCAATGGTTTCCTCAAAAGTCGGCGTCCGACGCGGAAGGCGACCGAGGTCGAAAATCCAGCTATGGCCATAGGAATTATGTTCGATGTGAAATTGCTGGTCATGGTATCGATGGCCAGCGTGGGGGAACTCATGAAATCCCCGAGGGAAATTTGCCCGGCTCCTTGAAGAACCATTGAGGTTGAGCTTTCGCGCATTAGCGGGGATCCGCCGACTTCAGAATAACCTAAGTCCGTGTTGCCGGTGACAAAATCCCAAATGCCTCCGCCCGTGATGCCCACGGCCAAAATTTGCCCGTACGCGAGAGCTTCCAAGCCGTTGAGAATGCTGAAAGTCTTCTTTCTGCGTCGGGTTGCTTTCTTGCGTCGGGCCATCGAATTATACTATGGGCGAAAACTCGCTATTAAAGATTCACTCTGGCTTAGTGAATTTCCCCGCCTCGCCTCTCGGGAGATCGACAAGCCCCGGAGCGCCCATTTTCGTCGTGATGAATTGAGCGAGAGCTTGTTGAACTAAGCTCGGGGGTTCAAAGCCGTCTCCCATCATGCCTTCGGACAGCATTTTTTGAAGGGAGGCAGCTAGTTTGTGGTCTAAATCTTGAATCCCGTCCTCAACGGCGTGCCTAATCTCGATGAGGCCCCTCAAAATCAACAAAATACCGCAGAAAATGGCTCCGTCTAAAACTAGATACCAATCCATACCCCTAACCGGCCTAACCCGGTCCTTAAAGGTTGATTTTGGCTCTGAGAGAGAGAGAGAGAGAGAGATAGCTATAGCTAATCATATAATATATATATAACAGAGTGTTGGTTATGTAAGTATTATAACCTGAGTCTTCTGAGAGATGAATATGACAACATGGCTAGTCGCGGACACCGCGCATGTGAAAGATGGAAAGATTGAACACAAAATTTCAGAAGAACCCCTCCTTCATGTGTGTTGTAATCGTGACCACTTCGGACATGTCAATGTGGACATCGACCCCGAGGTAAATCCTGATGTGGTGGCGGATCTGCTGAAGGGATTGCCCTTTGAAGATGATTCTTTCGCGGCGGCTTTCGCTGATGTACCGTGGGTTGAATCGTGGCGATGGAATATGAAACCCGCCATTCGTGAAATGTTGAGAGTAGCCCCGGTTGCCTACATCATCTCGCCCTGGCTCTATGGATGGAAGGGGTGTCGCCCGGACAGCGTTCATGTGTCGTGGCGTCCCGGCATCAATCATCCCATCTTGTTTGTTCGATACATTAGGAGTGAGAATTATGAACAGAATTCTTGAGCTTTGGTCCGGCACTTCTTCCGGTACGCGACCGTGGGCCGACCGTGGTTATGAGATTGTCACAGTGACAACAACCCGAAGTATAACCCGACAATATGCAAAGACATTCTTGATGTGACTTTAGAAGATCTTGAGGAATTTGGCCCCTTTGATTTTGTGTGGGCTTCTCCTGAGTGCCGCACCTATTCTGTCGCCAATATGCATTCGGGCCATTGGTTGAACGGCATCGCCGCCACCGAAGCAGCCAGGGCCTCTAACGTACGAGTAAAGCATACCCTCTATCTTCTTGAGAACTTGGACACTCCATTTTGGGTTCTTGAAAATCCGAGGGGTATGTTGAGGACTCAAAATTTCATGAACAAGTATCATCGTGTCACGGTGACATATTGTCAATATGGA